CGATAGCGATCGCTACACAACCAATTGCGCGCTCCATAGGGCCTCAGAGCGCCTTGAGAGCGTTGCCGGTCGGCGAGTGCGGGTCGCATGGGCGCCGGACGGCGCCGACTTTAACGACGAGCTCCGCGGCGTCGCCGGCGGGGCCGATCGGATCGTCGCGGCCGTCGACGCTGCGGCGCCGATCGACGCGCCGGCCCTAATCGGGCGCGAGAGCGGGACTGAAGGCGGCAAAGACGCCGGCGCCGAACCACGGGACGAGCTTGAGAACGTCCTCAAGTTTCGCGCCAAGAGCAAACGCGGCAAGCGCAAGAGCGCTGCCAGCGATGACGCGGGCGCGCTTGGTGCGGGTGAGGAGGACAACGAGCCGGAAAGCGGTCCGCGGGCGCTCGGCTATGACGTCGACGCGCTCAATCGCGAATATGCCCTCGTCAAGGTCGGCAGCCAAGCCGTGATCTTTCAGGAAAATCCGACGGCGCTCTTGATCGAGCATCAAATGCGTATGCTCGGGGTCGAGGCGTTCAAAATTTGGTTTCGCAACAAGCCGACCGAAATTCGCGGGCGCGACGGTAAGATTAGAGCCGTGACTTGGGCTACCAAGTGGCTCGACGATCGCAATCGGCGGCAGTATCAGGGCATCGAATTCCATCCCGATCCGAACAACGAACCCGGCAGTCCGCTATACCTCAACCTTTGGAGCGGGTTTCCCGTCGCGCCGGCTCAGAAGCCCGACTGGCGCAAATACAAAACATTTCGCGACCATCTTCGCGAGAACGTGTGCTGTGGCAACGAGCGACTGTTTAAATGGGTGTTCGGATTTTTTGCTCACATAGTGCAGCGTCCGCGCGAGCGGCTCGGCATTGCGCTCGTGTTGCGCGGCAAGATGGGAACCGGAAAGACAAAGGTCGGCGAGATCATCGGCTCGCTTTTTCCGCGGCATTATTTTCTCGTCGATGATCCGCGCTATGTCACCGGGCAATTCAATGCGCACATGGCGTCGTGCCTTTTGCTGCAAGCGGACGAGGCGGTGTGGGCGGGCGACAAGGCGGCCGAGGGGAGACTCAAAGGCCTGATTACCGCGCCGATGCAACAAATCGAAGCGAAGGGCATCGATCCGATCCGGCTCAACAACTTTCTGCGGCTCATTATGACGTCGAACGAGGAATGGGTCGTGCCGGCCGGAAAGGACGAGCGGCGCTTCGCGGTGCTCGACGTCGACCCGCGTTGCGCGAAAAATCACGATTACTTTGCCGAGATGGACGCCGAGTTGGCGGCCGGCGGCCTTGCGCATTTGCTCGGCGATCTTCTCGCGTTCGATTTGTCGAGCGTCTATTTGCGCGAGGCGCCGCGCACCGTGGCGTTGTTGGAGCAAAAAATAAGATCGCTCGATTCCGTGAACGTGTGGTGGTTCGAGCGGCTGACGTCGGGGAACACACTGCGCTTTATCTCGAAATGGGACCCGATCGTGCCGTGCGATCTGTTTTTCAACGACTACATTTTGGCTTCTGAGAAAGTCGGGATAGGGCGAAAGCGCGATCCGATTTCGTTCGGCATGGCATTGCGCAATCTGATACCGGGGCTCGATCGTGTGAAAGCCACGCCGGAGGTCAGGCACCCGGACGGATCAACGTTCGGCCGCACCTGGTGCTATCGATTGCCGTCGCTCGACGTGGCGCGGGAGGCATTCGCGCAAGCGGTCGAGCAACCGATCGAGTGGCCGGTCGACCGCGGAGAGGGGGCGGAAGGTTCCCGAGAGGGCGCCGACGTCGTCGAGGGGCTCTGACACGCTCGGCCGGGCGCTGGAATGCGCCCCAACCGCCCCAACTTGGTTTTTAGGTTGGGGCGCTGTTTTGAATAGGAAAACCGGGGCTTTGCCCCACCTGCCCCGAGTGCCCCAACTTGCGACTCACGCGCGCGCGCGCGAGGGGCGCACGACGACGGTCGTCGCCACGTTGTGTGACGCTCACTGTAGCCGGCGAAAGATGCTTTCCTTTTTTATTTTAGTTGGGGCAGTTGGGGCAGATAGGGCAACCGCAATGAACGTCGGCATTTCTTTGCGCCCCGACTTTCCGGCTTTGCAAATTGAAAGGCGGGCGGTTGGGGCACTACCCGCGATGGTGCCGAAAAGGCTTTGGGCAAGGCTCCTCGCCGGGCGCCCCTAGAACGGGGCTCGGCGCAATCGCCAGCGACGCGGTGAGCTCATGAACGATCGAGCGCTCAAGGTCTCGTGCGACGACCGTTGTTGCCGAGCTCGCAAGTCACGTGGGGCAAATGCGCGAGGTGTTGCCGATCGTCGTGGCCACTCATTGTGGCTCTCGGAAAGGAACGAGACTACTCGACACCATTCGGTGCGGTCAAAGCACCGGCAAGTCGGGGCCGGGGCACGGGTCCTTCCTAGGGGGGGTGGTCGAGCGGCAGCGCAGCGCCCGAAAAAGCGCTAGTCAACCTCGCCGAAAGTTAGGTTAACACGGTTTACAACAGAGGGGCGGCGGCGGTTAACACACCGCACTGACGCGGCGTTTGACGGGCCTCGCGGCCCGTTTTAGCCGCTTTTTCTCGTTCGCCTCTTGAAATAGGGCGCTGCAATTTTTGCTCTCTCTCTGTCTCTCCCAGCCGACACGCCGTGCGCCGGGCGCGGCTCTCGTCGGCGCTGCCAATAACGTGTGCGCCAATGGACCGGCTCGAAATGACACAAGCCGAGTACGCTCGGCACCGCGGTGTCTCTCGGACGGCGGTCAACAAATATATCGCCGCCGAAAAGATCAAGCTTGAGCCGTCGCAAGACGGCAGCGGCCGAATGATTATTGACGTTGCCGCCGCCGACCTGGCTCTCGCCAACAGTCAAGAGCGCATAACGCTCCTCGGCGGCGGGGAGCCTAGCCGCCGCGGCGGGAGCGGGATCGGTAAGCTTACGCAAGCGCGGACCACGACCGAGACATACCGCGCCCGCGTCGCCGAGCTCGATTACGAGGAGCGGGTCGGCAAGCTCCTCGTTGCCTCCGACGTCACCGCGGCAATGCGGCTTTGCGCGGAGTCGATCGCGCGCGACGTCGAGCTCATTAACAGCGCCGCGCCCGAGCTCGTCGCCGCGTTTCGCCAAGGCGGCGAGGACGGCCTCCGCGTCGCGCTTCGCAAGATGACGCGCCGCATTCTCGCGACGATTGCGGAGAACCTCCGCGCCGTGGCGACGGCCGAGGCAGCACCCGAGGCGCCGCCGTCTGAGGACAAGCGGCGCCCCGAAAAATGAGGTTTATCGTCGTGGCAGATGAGGCAATTGAATTTTCATCTCCTCAAGAGCTCGCGCCGCCGCGGCGGACTCTGTGGCCCATAACAAAGATCGCCGATCGCGACGGTGTTTCGCGGCAAGTCGTCAGTAAACACGTTCAACGCTTAATCGGTCGAGGTCTTTCCGTCGAGCGCAATAACCGCGGTCGGGTCGAGGGCGTCGACGTCGTCGAATACTATCGATTGCTGGGGCGACCTTTTGATCCCGCGGAAGTGGATTCGCAAAGTACCAAGGCCGACAACCGCCGCGGCCATGCAATGCGGGACGCGGAGCGGGTGACCGCGCGGCTTATAGATCGCCTGCCATCGCACGCGCGCGAGATCGCGGCGGCCGTGGCGAGGGATGGCGAGGCCGGCGCCGCCGGCGCGCTCAAGGCCTTGGCTTTTGACTTGCGGAAAGACGTCGTCGAGGCGTTGCGGAAAATCGTGGCGCCGGCGCTCGACGATGTGCACTGGATCGAGTGACGTTCTCTCCTGCGCTCGCCGAGCCGGAAGATGTTGCTAGGACTGGCCGCGCGACCGTTCATTCCAGGTCTCAACGATGAATGTCGCCATTGCGCCGGCGAGGTTCACCGCAAGCTGTGCATGTCGCGTGCTCGGACGTACCGCATTCTTGCCGTGGCCGTGCGCGTCGCCGATCTTCTTTCTCAGTGATCCGAGCCCCTCAACCACGCTGGTAGCTCCTCCCAAGATGCGCTTGAACGCGTCCTCTGTGTGTTGGCTTGGTGCGATTTTCAGTTTTGTAGCTACGGCCTTGTAGAGTGCCGGCAGGTCCGCGCTATCGTCATAGTCTATTCCGGTCTCGTCGAGAACATGTTTGCACACCGTTTCCAGCAGCGTGCGGGCGCTCGTTATTGCTCCCTCGGGATCGGTGTGCCGGCGTTCAAGCGCTTTCATCCAAACTTTACGGACGGCGTCGGTATCGAAATTTTGCAGCACGTCCGAAACGACGGAATCGACAGGCGCTTTGTTGGCTCCTTCGAGGTAGTCCATCAGCGGCGTCATTGCATCTCGCACGTGAGCGCGCCGTGGCTCCCATTGCCCAAACTTGCCTTTGATGTAGGACCAAAAATGATTGAGATCGCGACTGGTACGG